AGAATGAGCGTTGAAAACGGGAAGGTGTGTTGCAACTGCCGACACTGCATCCGGGAAGAGGATGAAACGCACCACATCCATTGTCGATGCGAAGTAGAAAACCGATATCTCAGCTACATGACTGTGATGGATTGGTGGTGCAGACATTGGAGCAAAGAAAGGCGGGAAGAATGAGCAGATTTGATCCAGACACATATTGCAGAGATTGCGATAGAAGCATTTACGGAAAGTATCCTGACAGTTGCGATATAAACATCGAAAACAACGGGAAGTATGTCGCAGGTGAGCATCCGTGCTATTGCAAGATAACCAACGGCAAGAGGGCAGAAAAATATCCGTGGGAACTGAGAGAGGAAGATTAAATGATAAAACTTGAAATTGAACTTCCTGAATCCTGTCTTAATTGTCCATTACATGATGGGGAGTATGGGTGGTGTAACGTAGATACAAATATACCTATGAATATAACGGAAATCATGAGTACGTTTGTGTGAATGATAAAAACGGAGTGTATCTGGCTTCCAAAGGACGGCTGTATTCCATTACAAACAACGTTGATCTGCACAATCTCATGTCCATACTATTCAATCAGATACAGGAAGAACAAGGAGTGAATATGTCATGACGGTAAGAGAATTACAGGAGCGTCTGGAGTTTTATGCGGCACAGTATTCCGCTGACGATGATGTTGTCGTACAGCTGTCAGAGCCTTCCGTTGGAATCACATCATTTACAAATGTCACTTATGCGGGTTCCGGCTTTGACTGGGATTCCGGACGGTTTTGGATTACACCGGAAAAGAAGCTCTTATCCAAAGAAAAGGACCGGGATGCGGAACTGCCGGCAGTCAAGATCATCTTTCGAGAGACAGAGCTGCGACATCGAAAACTTCGGTCGATTATTAAGTGCCCGAAATGCGAGGAGCATTTGATGAAATCGGATAAGTACTGCTCGCGCTGTGGACAACGGATTAAAATTGGTGAGTATCGGGAGTACATCCGATAATCAGCAGAAAGGATGGAGCAAATGGGGCTTACAATAAGGGGTCAATTTAGTGGCAGTCCGGCATATGAAAGACCAAGAAGTTGTCCAATTATCGAGGAAGAGAAACAGGACGATGTAGAGAAATTGAAACAACGGATCAAAGAGGTGGAAAATAAACTGGATGAAATTTATCAAGATAAAATCAATGAATGGAACAGGATGGCGAAGCATGATTGAGGAATTAACAAAAATCGCATTTATGGCATTCTGCGTCAGTTCATGGATGGCAATAGTAAGCTTAATAACATGGCTGTTTCTGCAAGCATTGTAAGGTGGATAAGAATGAGCGTTGAAAACGGGAAGGTGTGTTGCAACTGCCGACACTGCATCCGGGAAGAGGATGAAACGCACCACATCCATTGTCGATGCGAAGTAGAAAACCGATATCTCAGCTACATGACTGTGATGGATTGGTGGTGCAGACATTGGAGCAAAGAAAGGAAAGAATGACCGAGACAATTAAAATAAGCGATTTAACCGCAGAATTTGCAGGAAACCTGCAAAACAGCGGCTTAAAACGCTGAAATTGATGAAAAGGAGAGAAAACTAATGGCGCATGATGTAGAAGATACCTTGCGGAAGATTATCAAGGAACAGGATCAGAAGATAGCGGAGAAAGCGCAGAGAATCAAAGAACTCGAAGACGAGTTGAATTATATGCGGATTCAGTGCGAAAAGCTGAAACAGGTTAATGCACATATGAAGGGAGAAATCACCGGACTTTCGTTTGCGGTGCGGTGTAATGGTATTGAAGGAGGTTCGGTACAATATGGCGAAAACAAAAGAATATAAAAAGCCGTGGCCTAATGCGTGGGTAGACTGGTTTACGGAGGAGTGGGAAAAAGCCTGTTTCAAACTTTGGAGGGGGGGGCGGAAATGAAACTTTCAGAAGCCCTTCTAGGGAAAAGTAAAGTTATGATCGGCACGGAAAAGGGGTCAGGGTTTATTTACAAAGGACTTGCGAGCGAGTGCCGGCTGGAAGATAGGGAGGTTGTAGAAATATATCCGAGCGTAAGGTATAAGGGGGTCGATATCATCATTATCAAAGGACGGGAAAGCAAGATGGATGAGGCCGAACCGATGGAGTATCACGGATGCTTTAACGTAGAAATGGCGCAGGGACTCATTGCCGGGATATATAAGCAGATGACGGACGACCTGCAAGATGCCTATGCCGTAGAGGGCTGTCTGATACCGTGGTACGATACCATTAAAGGTCTGCAGGAATTAGAGCAGGCCATCAAATACGCTCCGGGTCATTCGCTGGCACTTGGTCGGCTGATGCAGATAAAGATTGACCTATACGAAATCCTTGACTGGATCAAGTTTGCCGACAGCAAAGGCGGGGAGAGGTGGCTGATGCGGGAGAAATCCCCGGATTTATACGGGCATATCGAAGCGCCAGAAGCGGTCATCCGGGCGGTTAAGAAGGTGGAGGTAGAAAAGCGCAGGAGCCGGTACTCGGCGGATAAAATTATAGGGTAGACAATGCGGAAGGAATGCTATATAATGACATTTAGAGAAGCGATAGAAACAGCCGAAAGACTTTTGCGGGAGGGCTTCGATATCGAAATCCGCCGCATTGGTGCAGACCGGGCTTTGGTGTTCGCTTTGAGGAAAAATAAAATAAGGCGTCCTGACTAGGGGCGGAGTTGACGATAGAGTGCGTCGATGGTTTTTTATAATCCATTGATGCGCTCTTTTTTTTGGTTTAGGGGGTGAAGATGTGGAATTGAAGATTGAATACATGGACCCGGCGGACCTGGTGCCGTATGAGGGGAACGCCCGCAGTCATGCGGAGGAAGACGTTTCCGCCATCGTGGAATCAATAAAGGCTTTTGGTTTTAATGATCCTATTGGAATCTGGAAAGGCAACCTTATCATTGAGGGCCACGGCAGATTGATTGCCGCAAAGCGTTTGGGAATGAAGACCGTTCCTTGTATTCGCCTTGACGAGTTGACGGATGAGGAGCGGAGAGCGTACGCCCTGGCACACAACAAAACTGCGGAGTTGTCCGGCTGGAACTGGCAGGCCCTCGAATCAGAACTGCATGACCTGACAGAAGCAAAGATGTCTCGCTTCGGATTTGATGAAGAAACGGATATAGCAATTGATAACTTGTTTGACAGTTCGGACGACAAAGAAAAGGAACCGAAGCGAATTCAATGTCCCGAGTGCGGGGAATGGTTCGAGGTATGATCCTATATTTGGCGGGGGGGGGTATCCGGTAACTTAAAACCAGTTTGGAAAGCCTGCAAAGGTGCGACTCTTGAAGATTTTGTGGAAGGATTATACAATGCAAATTTTTGGCAGGGGGGGGAGCGTAGGCACTGGCTCCACGATCCGCCCAACAAAGAAAATGGAGAGGTAAATGCGTCTTTTTGGCAGGGGTCGCCCCGTGGAGAAGTGAGGGGGGGTATGACCCTATTATCAGGACTCACAGGCCGTATATCCTAGAATCCTTTTATTATGTGGATGCCGACACAGAGAGACTGCTGCCGGTGTTCGGTGATTTTCTCCTTGATTCCGGTGCTTTCACATTCATGCAAAACAGCGGAGCGCATACGGACTGGGAAGAATACATAAAACGCTATGCGGATTTCGTGGTCAGAAACGATATAAAGAAATTCTTCGAACTGGATATAGACTCGGTAGTAGGCTACAAGCAAGTGCTTAGATACCGGGACAGATTGGAGGAATTGACGAACCGGCAATGCATTCCGGTATGGCACAAAAGCCGTGGCATGGATGAATACAAGAAAATGTGCGAACAGTATTCGTATGCGGCTATTGGCGGTATCGTAACGAAGGAAATAAAACCGGATCAGTACAAGGCTTTTCCGGGGATGATAAAAATAGCCCACCAAAGAGGATGCAGGTTGCATGGACTGGGCTTCACCTCTTTGGGGTGGTTGCCGAAGTGCCACTTTGACTCGGTGGATTCGACAGCATGGACGACCGGCAACAGGTTTGGTCATGTATACCGCTTTAATGGGCGGACGATGGAAAAGATAGACGCTCCGAAGGGGCAAAGACTTGCAGACGCAAAACATGCAGCGCTCGTGAATTATACGGAGTGGATAAAGTTTCAGAAATGGGCGGATACGCATCTATGAAAGAAAAAGTTGTTCTTCTGTCTGGGGGCATTGACAGCACCACTTGTTTGGCACTTGCCCTGCAGACATCGAAAGCGGAAAACGTACTTGCAGTGAATGTGTTTTACGGTCAGCGCCACGACAAGGAAGTGAAGGCGGCTAAGGATGTTGCGAACTTCTACGGCGTGGAACTTGTAGAGCTGGACATGGCAAAGATATTCGAAAGAAGCAATTGTTCTCTGCTGTCGCATTCAACAGAAAAGATTGAACACGGAGACTATGCCGATCAGAAAAGGAAGACCGGGATTGTCTCGACCTATGTCCCGTTCAGAAACGGACTTATGCTGGCTGCGGTTGCGTCAATGGCAATGAGCGTTGGGGCGTCTGAAATCTGGTACGGCGCACACATGGACGATGCGGCAGGAAGTGCCTATCCGGATTGCTCGAAAGAGTTCAAACAGAAGATGGATGCGGCAATCCGGGAAGGAACGGCGGGAGCGGTAAACGTAGTCGCTCCGCTGATATATTTGAACAAAGCAGGAGTTGTGAAGATTGGACTCAGACTCGGCGCACCATATAAGCTTACATGGTCTTGCTATGAGGGTGGAGACAAACCTTGCGGAGAATGTGGGACGTGTATTGATAGGGCGAAGGCGTTCGCCGCAAACGGAGTGGAGGACCCGGCACTATGAAGAAGATCCCGAACACGCAGGAAATCTCGCTGATTATTATGAAGCCGGTTGCGTATGCAATTTGCGAGATTGGCGGAGACCTATACGAGAATCAATTGGAGATAACGTTCACCCCTGGCGACAGCTATCCGGATTATACAGAGTTTCAGCAATGGATAATGGATAACATAGACGGGCGAGTGCTAAACATCGAGGATGTCGTGAACATGGTACATGAAAAACTTGAAACTGAGTTTCACCCCGTGCATCTGTCGGTGGTTACGAATGTAAGCAATTGCCGAACACACTTTGACGTGACGGTAATTAAATAAAAAGCGGTATGCAATAACCCGCTATAAAAAACTACGGAGGAACTAAAAGTGAATAATCTGCTAATTGTGTTTGAGGTACTGGTAGTATTTTCTGGACTGCTGATTTGCAAAAAGCTGTTCGGAAAAGAGGGCGTAATTGCTTGGGCCGGGATTGCTACAATCCTTGCCAATGTGATCACGGCGAAAAACGCAGAGGTGTTCGGACTCAGCACGGCAATAGGCACTGTGATGTTTGCATCAATATTCCTGGCAACTGATATTCTTTCGGAATGTTATACGAAAGAGGATGCAAAGATGGCGGTATATCTGGGACTGTTTGCAGATGTTGTTCTGATTGTGAGTACACAGATTGCGTTGCTGTATACGCCCAGCGCTCTTGACTATGCGCACCCGGCAATGGAAACACTGTTTTCCCTGAATCTGCGGATCAGCATTGCAAGTGCGGTGATGTACTTCGTTTCAAATATGGCGGACGTATATTTGTTCAACGCCATCAAGGAAGCGACAGATGGGCGGAGCCTATGGCTGAGAAACAATTGCTCGACCATAATTTGCAATTGTCTTGAGAACTTCGGTTTTATAGGTCTGGCGTTCTGGGGGATTTATGACCCTATGGAAATTATCATTATTGCCACGAGTACAAGTATTGTTGAATTGGTGGTAGCGATTGCAGATACTCCTTTTCTTTACTTAGCAAAGAAACTCTGATGTTTCATTGGTATTCTTTACTCCTTTCTAACCCGGGCCGGGGCGGGTAATCCCCGGCGAAAGGTGGGAATCATGACTTGGTGGAAGGCAGCAGGTATCCGAGCGGTAAAGACCTGCGCACAGACTTTTCTCGGTATGGTAACTGTCGGTATGGCGATCACAGAAGTAAATTGGCCTTACGTTCTGAGTGTTACGGCCTTATCTGGCATCCTGTCTCTGGTGACATCCCTTGCGGGTCTTCCGGAGGTCGATTGAATGACGTATGTGATTACAATTTTGCTCTCTGTGGTGTCGGCGGTATTGGCCTACATCCTGCAGGGCGTGATAAAAGAGAATCGTGAACTCCGAACGGCAAAGAAGGCCGAGGCGGAGAAAAAAGAGACGGCGCTATCAAACGGCGTTTTGTCGCTTCTGAGGATACAGCTTATCGAATACCACGACAAATATATGACCCGGGACCTTATCCCGGTGTACATCTTCGAGAACTGGGATGATATGTTCAAGGCGTACTCAGCCCTTGGCGGTAACGGGACTATCCGCCATATGAATGAGGATGTACAGAAAAAGAGAATAGGTCATGAAAAAGATAGTTGATATTTCAAAGCATAATACAGTCGATTTCAAAAAGCTGAAGGTGTCGGCGGTAATTATCCGGGCAGGATCAGGAAGGAAGGGAATTGACCCGAAGTTCAAGCAGCACATAGAAGGTGCGGGAAGTCTTCCGGTCGGTATCTACTTCTTTTCATACGCCTACACGGTCGGCGGTGCAAGAAAAGAAGCGAAAATGTGCCTTGAATATATCAGGCCCTATAATATTACGCTTCCGGTGTTCTTTGACTGGGAGTATGACTCTTACGATAATGCGAAGTCCCACGGGGTAAAACCCACAAGGGCATTGATAACGGCTATGACCAAAGCCTTTTGCGAGGAGATCGAAAAGGCCGGTTACAAGGCCGGGTTTTACTATAACGAGGACTATAGACGGAACTATTACGACCTGGACGCCATAAAAGGGTTTTATAGGTGGTACGCCAGATACACCGACAAGGTGCAGAAGGATTGTGACATCTGGCAGTATACAGAATCCGGGAAGCTGGCAGGCGTTTCCGGTGGCGTTGATCTAAACTACCTGATCAATGAGGACCTGCTCCCGAAAAAGAAAAAGACGGTTGCCACCCTTGCAAAAGAGGTTATTGCCGGCAAATGGGGGAACGGTTCGGAGCGGAAAGAACGCCTAACGGCTGCCGGGTATGATTACGACAAAGTGCAGGCGAAGGTCAATGAAATGCTAAAGGGGTGAGGATATGAGTTATATCGAAGAGGTGCAGAGCAGTAAATCAATAGCTGTCGGGGAAACATATACATATACCATTGAGCCCGCAGTGTATCCGGGGACAACTATTGCACTGACTATCGGGGTCGGGAGCGGTACGGGGATATATAACTTCAAAGGCGGCGTTGCCAGTGCGCAGGAAGTGATTACCGGGGTTGTAGTAACCTATAACCCTTTCGCAAACACGATCACGGTCGTCAACGGCTATCAGATCGCAGTAACCTTCAGGTCGCTCCGGTATACCGTAGATAATGATGCCTATATGTTCGGCCCGTACAAGAAAAAGGTTCCCGTCCGGCAGTTTGTTGTCGAACTCGGAACCATGACGGCATCCGGCGGTGTTTACTCGGCTACATCATACGACTTATACACAAGCGTACTTTCTCAGATGGGTATTGATGAGGATTATATGCTTGCGGATATTCTGGTTGGCTATTCGAGTGTGCAGGGCGTGGCACCGGACGAAAACTCATACCGGGCAAGGTCTGACGTATACAACAACAGGTTATACCCGTATGTCGAGATAGCTGACGGGCAGTCCTGGTGGAGCATCCACTACACAACGACAGACAGCACCAAAGCCAATAAGAGCGTTTGGGTCAAGCTGATTTTCGTAAAGATGTAAAGGGGGCCGACAATGGGAAAGATTATACAGCAGGCCCGTAAATGGTTAGGACTTAAGAAGTCAGACGGAAGCTATCAGATTATCCTTGACACCTACAACAACCATACACCGCTTGCCAGAGGGTACAAGGTGCAGAGGGGTGACGCTTGGTGCGCAACCTTCGCCTCGGCCTGCGCAATCGCCGCCGGGAATACCTCCGTTCCCCTGGAATGCTCCTGCAAGAATCAGATTGACGGATGGAAGAAAGCCGGGCGGTGGGTCGAGAATGATGCCTATATCCCTTCACCTGATGACTACATCTATTATGACTGGGATGATTCCGGGAAGGGAGATAACACTGGTTGGCCTGATCATGTCGGCATTGTTGAGACCTGCGACGGAAAGACAATCACGGTCATAGAAGGAAATAAAGGCGGGAAGGTTGCCAGACGCACCCTTGAGGTAAATGCAAAATATATCAGGGGTTATGGTATCCCGACAAAGGATAAGGCATTGATCAGCAAGGGCGACACCGGAAAGCTGGTCAGGGTTTGGCAGGTCATCTGCGGGACTACACCTGATGGAGACTTCGGGGAACAGACCAAAAAGAAAACAAAGACCTTCCAGAAGAAATATAAACTGGCCCAGACCGGATACGTGGACAAGGCCACATGGGAGGCGGGTCTAAAGAGCGTGATGCCCGAATGAGTAGAGGGCAGCCGCCGAAATATGAAACGCACATAGAGCCATACCTCGATGATATCCGGGATATGGCTTTGACCATGACAGAGGAACAGATAGCAAAGACTCTCAATGTATCCTATACGACCTTTCGCAAATATAAGACTGAAAAACCTGCATTATTTGACGCTCTGAAAAAAGGCCGGCGGGAATTGATAAAGAGTCTGCATAGCGATCTTATCAGGCGGGCGCATGGTTTTACGTACGAGGAGACAAAGACCATACGGGAGAACGGCAAGCCGGTAAGGATAGAAACCTATGTAAGGCTTTGTCCTCCGGATGTAGCCGCTATAAATCTGGCGCTGAAGAACTTTGACCGGGAAGCGTGGGCGAATGATCCGCAGATGCTTGACCTCCGGAAGAAAGAGGTAGAGCTGCAGGAGCGCCGGGTGGAGAATGCGGAATGGTAACGTTAGATAATTTCTACCAGTCGAATGAATGGCGAAGGTTTAGACAGGTTGTCATAAATGACCGCATGACCGAGGATGGACTGATACTCGACGAGGTAACGGGAAAGGCCATACTCAGATCATACGATATCATTCTACACCACAAAATATACCTGACCGAAGAAAATGTTAATGATGCAAGTATATCACTGAACCCTGACAACATACAGATTGTATCTCACAAGACACATAACCAAATACATCACAAGCTAGGATATAAACGGAGGGAGGTCTTTCTGGTTTACGGATCACCCTTGGCAGGCAAGTCTTCCTATGTGCAAGAGGTCATGGTGCCGGGTGATTTAATCCTAGACATAGACCGCATATGGTCTGCGGTGTCCGGACTGGAATTTTATCAAAAGCCGGCAACGCTCAATAGTGTGGTGTTCGGTGTCCGAGATTTTATTTTTGACTGCATAAAGACTCGCCGGGGCAAGTGGCAGAACGCCTACATTGTCGGCGGGTTCCCGTATGTATCAGAGAGGGAAAGAATCTGCAAGGCATACGGGGCAAGGGAGGTCTATATAGAGGCCACAAAGGAAGTCTGCCTTGACCGGCTAAAGAAGACGGGAGACGGTCGGGACGTGAATGAGTGGCGGAAATATATAGATACGTGGTGGTCTCGGTATAATCCGGGGTGAAATACCCCTCCCCGGGGTGCATGAAAAAAATGTGCGGGGCATGTGTTGTAGGGGCGGGATTCGTCACCGGAAAGGCAAAAACGAGATTTTTTGTTTCCAAAATCCGGGCCAAAACTTCGGAAAAAACGGAAAATAAGCAGATGTCACGAGAAAAAGAGATACTTGATTACCTGGGAGGGTCGATATTGCTTGCGCCTCTTGTGCATCACTTCGTAGAGATCGAGGGGCAGCTGGAGGCATTGGAGGACCTGCCGAAGATAAAGGTCCATCCGAAAGACCCCACGAAGCAGAAAGCGACGCCGGCGGGGAAGATGTACAAGGAATACTTCCAGCAGTACATAAACGCCTTGAAGGTATTGCAGAGGGCGGCGGGCGAGGATGACAACGAAGAAGAAAGCCCCCTGCGGAGGTGGGTCAATGAGCATCTGGACGCCTGACAATAGCTTTTTACTCGAATACCGGGCGAGGTGCGAAACCGGGGAGATCATTGTAGGCGAAGAGATGTGGCGGGAACTTGACAACCTGGCGGAGGATATGGAAAACGACAGGTATTTCTATGACACCTCTGCGGCGAGCATCCGGATGGATTTTATGGAAAACTGCCTGCGGTTGACAAAGTCCCCGTACTACAACAAACCTATGATTCTGATGCTCTGGCAAAAGGCATTTATTGAAGCAATGTATAGCTTCAAGATGAGGGAGGAAACAGAGCAGGCCGGGATCATGATAGACCGCTTCAAGAGGGCGTTGCTTCTGGTTGCCCGGAAGAATACGAAGTCCGAGACTACAAGCGGCATTGGAGTTTCTGAGTTGATATGCGGAAACCCCGGCGCCGATATCGTAGCCAGTTCCAACGACGATGCGCAGGCCTCAATTGTCTATGATGCAATAGATACCATGAGGACGCTGATCGACCCGAACAACCGGGACACGAGGCGGAATCAAAGGTTTATCATCAACCGGCAGACGAATACCAAAGTATATAAGCTGTCTGATCGGACAAAGAACAAAGAAGGCCGAAATATAGATTTCGGAATCCTGGACGAAGCGCACGAAATGAAGGACGCCGTGATTGCGAAGTCTATAGAACAGTCGCAGTCCTTAAAAGACAATCCAAAGTTTGTGATCATCACAACAGAAGGATTTGTTCGGGATGGGTTCTTGGACAACGAACTGGAAAAGGCCCGCAAAGTCATAGCCAGAGAGGAACCGGACAACCCGGCAGCAGAAAGATATCTGCCCTGGCTGTATACACAGGACTCAGAATCAGAGGTATGGAACGGGACCCGGGAGAACCGGCTGTGGATGAAATCGAATCCTACTTTGGGGAAAATCAAAAAGTGGGAGTACATGGAAGAGCAGGTAGCACTTGCGAGGGAGTCCAAAGCTGACCGCATTTTCGTTTTGTCAAAGGATTTCAATTTGAAGCAAAACGGGGTCGAGTCGTGGCTGAATCTGGAAGATTATGCCTACAATGCGACCTACGACCTGCAGGACTTTTCCGGGTGCTTTGCCATCGGTGCGGTAGACCTTGCAGAGACCACCGACCTATGCGCCGCAAAGGTTCTGATCATGAGACCCGGGGACCCGGTGAAGTACATTGTATCACACTATTTCATCCCCGAAAGAAAGCTGACCGAGGATGACGACGCAGAAGCCGGGGCGAAGTACAAAGACTGGTTGAAGTCGGGTCTGCTGACCACGAGCGAGGGCAATGATGTTGATTTGTCCATCGTGGCGGACTGGTTTTATAACCTTTATGACCGGCACCGCATAAAGTTATGGAAATGCGGATACGACCAGCGCTTTGCCAAAGATTGGATAACGAGGATGGACTCATACGGGTGGACGAAGCAGGGCGGGGATGATGCCGACCTGATCATGATATTGCAGAACGCCGCCACCCTGTCGAACGCCATCAAATTATGCGAAAACGATTTTAAGCATCATTTGATCAATTACAACGGAAATGAGATTGATATGTGGTGCTTGAAAAACTCCGGCCTGGAGGTAAAAGCGGCAAACGGTGACTGCCTGATAGTAAAGCAGGAACCGCACAAGAAGATAGACGGCGCCGTATGTCTGGCAATCGTCTATGAAATGTACCGCCGATATAGGACGGATTACAAGAAACTGATAAAGGAGGTATAAGGCCGTGGGTATTTTTGACGCCCTTTTTAGGAGAGGGCCGAACAATAGAAAACTCGCCCCGATGATAAACGGGTATGCGCCGATTTTCTCACAGTTCGGAACAAATATCTATGCTTCCGATGTGGTGCAGCAGGCGCTCAAATGTATTGTGGACGAGGTAAAGAAGCTGAACCCCCGGCACGTAAGGATGACCGGGAGTGATCCAATACCGGTACGAAGTACGGTTGCGGATGTTCTGGCGAATCCTAACCCGCTGATGACCACGGCGGAGTTTTTGGAGAAGGTCACATGGCTCCTGATGCTGAACTACAATGCGTTCATTATTCCGGTTTACTATACATGGACCGATGCCAACACCGGAGCGGAGCGCCGGTATTATGAAAGCCTTTGGCCTATCAAACCTTCTGACGTTTTCTTCATTGAGGACGCCTCCGGGCGGCTCTTCGTGCAGTTCTATTTTGCCAACGGGGAACAAACGACCCTTCCATATGATGATGTCATTCACATCAAATATAACTACTCCGTGAATGATTACATGGGCGGAGACGAAAGCGGGCAACCGGATCATAAACCGCTTTTGAAGACTCTGCAGCTGAACGAGTCTTTGCTAAAGGGCGTCGCCAAAGCTATGAACGCATCCTATTCCATCAATGGGATAGTAAAATACAATACCCTTCTGGATGACGGGAAGACGGAAGCGGCCTTGAGGGAATTGGAGCGGAAGCTGGCGAACTCTGAGAGCGGGTTTTTGCCTCTGGACCTGAAAGCGGAGTTTATTCCATTGGAGCGGCGCACAGAACTTGTAGACGCCGACACGCTGAAATTTATTGATGAGAAAATCCTTCGATCCTGGGGCGTACCACTTGCGATCCTGACCGGCGACTATACAAAAGAACAGTACAACGCATTTTACCAAAAAACCTTGGAGCCTATCATCATCGAGATGTCGCAGGCCCTGACCAAAAAGCTTTTTACCACCCGGGAACGGGCATTTGGTAACAAAATCGAGTTGTACCCGAAAGACCTGATATTTATGACGGTCGCCCAAACAATTGAAATGGTCACCTTGCTATCGAATACGGGTGCAATGTACGAGAACGAAAAGCGGGCAGCGTTCGGTCTGCCTCCCCTGCCTGAGCTGGAAGGAAAGCGCTATACATCCCTTAACTGGATTGATGCCAATTCCGCAAATGCCTATCAGGTCGGGAAGAATGAGGAGGTTATAGATGAAACGGAGGAAAAAATCTGATGCCGAGAGAGTTAGAAAGGCGTGAATTTCTCTTTGATGTGAACGCCCGGGAGGATGACACCGGACACCACATTGAAGGAAGGCCGATCGTATACGGGAGTGTTACGAACCTGGGTGATTTTGATGAGGTAATCGAACCCGGGGCGCTTGATGGGGCGGACCTGCGGGACGTTCGCTTTTTGGTGAATCATAACCTGTCAATGATCCCGCTTGCAAGAAGTAGAAGGAACAACGGCAACTCAACCATGTTGCTTAGTGTAGATTCAGAGGGGTTGGGCATCCGGGTAGACCTGGACACCGAAAACAACATGGACAGCAAAGCGCTGTATTCAGCGGTTACTCGAAGGGATATTTCCGGCATGTCCTTCCTGTTTGGAGTTAGTGACGAGGAGTGGTCCGGGATTGATACCGACCACCCCACAAGACATATCAGGGCTATTAGTACCGTCGTAGAGGTGTCCGCAGTGACATTCCCCGCATATGACGATACAGAGATAGAGGCTCGAAGCAAGGAGGCGCTGGAGAGCGCCCGGTCTGCTCTGGAGAGAGCAAGGCAGCATACCCGTGTGGACACCGGGAACGAGCTGGAACTTTTGAAACTGAAAACACAGATTTTAGGAGGACACTAAAACCATGAGAAAGAAAGTTTTACAGAAGAGAATTCAGAGATTGAAAAATCGCCTTGCGGAAATGCGCAGCCGGGCGCTTGCCAGCGAAGACGCCGCCGAGGTAAGAGCGATCAATACCCAGATGGCAGAGATCAATGAAGATATTGCAGACCTGCAGGAGGAACTCGATGCGATCGAGGCTGAGGAGAAGAGAGACGACGATCCGGAAGTGATCGAGACCCGTGACAATATCCCTGCCGGCGCCCAGAGAGTCAACGGTGGCGTTGTCGGCGCCTTTGGTCAGAGAGCCGCACAGCGCAATGATGAGTCTATGTTGGAGAGCATGGAATACCGCCAGGCTTTCCGCCGTCTGGTGTGCAATGGCACCCCGATTCCTGCGGAGCTTCGTGCCGGTGATGCTATCTCTACCACGGATACGCAGGCCATGATCCCGCTTACCGTCATGAATGAGGTCATCAATACCGTAAGGAAAAGATACGGCAACCTGTACAGCAAAGTACGCAAGATTTCGGTTCCCGGCGGCGTGGAGTACCCGGTCGGCGCTCTGGAAGCAAAATTCAAATGGATCAATGAAAGCACCGTTTCCCCTCGCCAGAGAGTGGGCGCTCTCGGAAAGGTCATGTTCGGAAATCACGTCGCAGAAATCCGGGTTGCACAGACCTTCCTTTCTCGCCTGCTGACCCTGTCCGCATTCGAGGCGGAACTGACCAGAATCATTGTTATTGCATACCTGCAGGCGATGGATGAGGGCATCGTGAACGGTTCCGGTAACGGCAGCATGACCGGCATCCTGAACGATCCCCGGGTGACCAATACCATTACCATGACCGCAGCCGACCTGAACAACTGGGTGGCGTGGAGGAAGAAATTCTTCGCCAAACTGCCTCTTGGCTATCGTGCCGGCGAATTTATCTTCCCGGTCGGTACTGTAGACGCCTATCTGGAAACGATGGCGGACAACAACAACAACCCTATTTTCCGCCAGGCAACCGGTCTGGAGGTCAATGACGGAGACGCCATGAACCCGAACGGTCGTTTCTTCGGTCGGGAAATCTCCCTTGTGGAGCCTGATATTATCCCGGATTTCGACACTGCGGCGGCAGGTGATGTGATCGGCGTATTCTGGCAGCCGAACGAGTACGCCATCAATGAGAACTTCGGCTTTACCATGAGACGGTACTTCGACGAGGAAACCAACGAGTGGGTTGACAAGGCCCTGGTTGTCGTTGACGGCAAAATCCTGAATCCTACCGGATATTACAAGATCATCAAAGGCTAAAAGGAGGGGCGGCTATGAAAACGAATGTTGAAGCCCTGAAAGACTTATACATTGCGAGCGGCGGCAAGGCGGAGGATGTAGCGGATTTGTACACAAACGCCGAAATGATCGAGGCACTGGCAACACTGAAAAACGGCGGCTCCCCGGTTGTCGGGGAGGCCGTCGTAGGCGAAGCGGAGGTTTAATAAATGGCCTACGAGAAATATACATGGAAGGCCGGGGACATTATCACCGCAGAACGCCTCAACCATTTGGAGACGGGACTTGCGACCGCTGACCCCACCTATACAGCCCATACTTGGGCCGATGGGGATATCATCACAGAAGCCCTCTTTGATGCGCTGGAGGCAGGTATTGCGGCGCTGAATGTCAACTACTCCCGGCATGACTGGGCGACAGGCGAGGAAATCACGGTTGCAAAACTCAACCATATGGAAGAGGGCATTTATCTTGGTTCCGTGACGCTCAAAACCGTACTCTATACGGACGGAACTTTGATTATCAACGAAGATCCGGCGAATAGGACGGCGAATATCGCTGCTCACGGTGCAGTAGATGAAGAGTACCCGGCACTGGATAAAGAGCATGATTATGTGTTTGGTTATGATGATAATGATGAGCCTACAACTTATTGGTATCCGAAGGCGGAAAGCATAACGTCTGTTGAAATTGGCACGGAGGTAAAACCGACATCGACGATTGCATGGTTTCCCGCTTTGACAAACTGCACAAGCTTTACGATGGATAGGCTTGATACTTCGGCCGTAACGGACATGTCGTTCATGTTCTACCGTTGCTCCGGACTTACATCTTTAAATGTAAGCAATTTTAACACATCGAGTGTAACGAATATGAACTCGATGTTCTGTGAATGCGCCAGTCTTGCCACCCTAGACGTAAGCAGTTTTGATACTTCTGCTGTAACGGATATGGGCTTGATGTTCGCCGGTTGCTCCGGACTTACATCTTTAAATGTAAACAATTTTAACACATCGAGTGTAACGGATATGAACTCGATGTTCGACAATTGCTCCGGGCTTACATCCTTAGATTTAAGCAATTTCAACACATCGAGCGTAACGATTATGGGCAACATGTTCGGCGGTTGCTCCGGTCTTACATCCTTAGATTTAAGCAATTTCAACACATCTAGTGTAACGGACATGTCTTATATGTTCAGCGGTTGCTCCGGTCTTACATCTTTAAATGTAAGCAGTTTTAACACATCGAGCGTAACGAATATGGACAACATGTTCGATGATTCTGCAAGCCTTGTTACAATCATCGCATCCAATGCTTTTACAATCGGTGGCTCAACGTCGACGAACGACATGTTCTCCAGATCCACCTCCCTCGTAGGAGGAAACGGAACGCACTATAGCAAAGACCATACAGACGGCACCTATGCCCGCATTGACGCACCAGGGACTCCGGGATATTTCACAGCGGCTTAAGGAGGGTTGACTTATGAGTTATACAAAACAGACCTGGGCTAATGGTGATGTTATTACAGCGGATAAGCTCAACCATATCGAGGATGGACTGGCTGATAACAGTACTGAATTAGTCGTTCACGCAATAAATCATCCTGAGGATGAAGTTACTGTGCTGGACAAAACTTTTGGGGAGATTCGTACTGCAGTCAACAATGGACGTATGGTTAAAATTGTACGAAATGTAAGCGATGAGGAATACACTGGCGTAACAGTAGGATATCTTGTTTCCATGAATTATGAGATTTATAGCAATGGCGTAAATGGAAGTATTTATGCAGGTGAAGCTAACTATAGTGCGAGCGTAGTAGATGCACCTTATACGCTTGAAGCTTTAGATGCCGAGTATCCATATACTATGTAAATAAGGAGGAGGAAATAAAAATGATCAATAACGGCAGAATTGTACCCGTAACAAGAATCGACCTGATTTCTTTATACGGCCTGATCCTGGGCCTGACCAGTGAGACCGCACCGACGAAGCTTTCCGATGATATCCCGGGAGATTTCACGGTGACCGAGGCCGGTGTATATCTGGCAGACCAGCCCGTAAAAACTCTTGATTTCACCGCAGAGAGCGGAACCGTTTACTTTGTGGCGGCCTTTGATTTTGAGGGCATCAAGATCAACGGCGAAGCGGCGACCATCGAAACCGAGGTAGAAACCAATGTTGCCACCCTGTATTCTGCAGCGCTGGCGGATGGTGCGGTGACGGTAACAAAGATCGGATTTTAAGAGGAGGTGCAGGAGATGACGCTGTGCATTGAAAATGTCATGGCGGCTATGGGTCAGAGCGGGAACGAGTATTTGGTTCCGCAGATTCAGCCTTATTACGACGAGGTCATAGCCTTTCTGGTAGATTCCGGGGTGCCGAGGGCAAAGATCACGGTCGGCGTCGTCGCCTGCGGTGTCTCAGACCTGTGGAATTACGGCGCAGGGAATGGCAAACTTTCCACGTACTTTTTACAGCGGGCGGCACAGCTTTACCGTGTAGGAGGTGCGTAAATGTTCAGACCTAATACGCCGTATAATGTGGCAATGCGGCTTTTGATTCCTACCGGGGAGAAGATGGTCAAGGGAACGCCGGTCAAGGAGTGGCCCGAGACCGGGCCGGTTATCTATGGTTCCTTCCGCACCTTTGGCGGAACTGATTCTGACGTAAACGGGATTTTTTCCGTCATTGATACGGGGACGGTCGAAACATGGTATCGGCCAGACATCACTTCGGAGTGCCGGCTGCATATCATCCAGACCGGAAAAACTTATAAGATCATAGCCTCCCCGGAAAACGTGGAAATGCGTAACAAGTGGTTAAAAATCCGGGTTAAGTGCGTGACGGGAGGCGCATAAAATGGCGGTCGGTCGAAACTGGACAGGGGTAAAAGGTAACAAAGGCGGAAAGCTGAAACGGAATCACGGCATGTATGTAGACTGGAACCCTTTCGAGGCATATGCCGAGACAATTGACCGGTTAGGCGGAAGCCTGCAGGCAATCTTTACCGATGCCCTAGAGCAGGCCGCCGAGACCGTCCGAGACGATACCATTGACGCCATAGCACCGGCGAATCTCCCGGCGAGGGGTAAGTATTCCACCGGGGACACGGCGGCGAGTGTGGTGCAGGATGTATCAGTCACTTGGTCGGGTCCTATCGGAGAAGTCCCGGTAGGTTTTGACTTTTCCAAACCTGGGGCGGGCGGGTTCCTGATCACAGGGACTCCCAGAATGGCTCCGGATTATGCCCTTGAAGATATGTACGTACGGAAGAAATACATGCGACAGATTCAAGAGGACATGATGCAGATATTCGTAGACGCTGTACATGACTTAGGAGGGTAATCAATGGTTGACGCATTACTAGAGATTCTTGATGGGTTCGGGTATCCCGTATACCGTCAGGGATCACTCGGGAAAAAAGAGCCATACCCGGAAAGCTTCTTTACGTACTGGGTCACGGACTCCCCGGAGCACGCACACTATGACAACCGGAATTATGGGATAGCGTGGGCGTGTAGGGTGTACTTTTACAGCACGAACCCGGCCTTAACCTATGACAAAATAGCAGAAGCACGAGCCACATTAAAAGAGGCCGGTTGGGTCGTACCATCCGCCGGGTATGATGTCCCGAGCGACGAGGAGACCCACACCGGACGAGCAATTGATATCTATTATCTTGATGTTTAGGAGGAAACAGAAATGGCAAAGACCTATTTTGAGTACAGGGGTGTCTCCCACGCCGTGTACGCAGAAATTACAAAGGACGATAGCACCGAGCTGACCTATGGTGAGATCAAGGACTTTACCGGCGTTGCTGAGATCGGCAGAACGACCGATTCCACCACAGAAGCACACTATTACGACAATATCCCCGCCATCGTGATTGAGTCCGAAGGTGCGGATACTGTCTCTATTGAGGCTTCCGGTATTCCCTTCGATGTTCTGGCGGATATCACCGGTCAGTATTACGACGAATCAAAGGGGATGTTCGTAGAGCAGGAACGCACCCAGAAATATTTTGCCTTCGGCTATGTGACCGATAAGACAGACGGCACCCAGGTTTACGTCTGGCGTCTGAAGGGAACCTTCAGCATCCCGGATCAGACCTCTAACACGAAGGATGCCGGCACCGATGCCAACGGGCAGAGCGTGACGTTTACTGGCGTTTCTACCGCTCATAAGTTCACGGCTACCGGCAAGTCTGCGAAGGCTACCAACATTGACACGAGCGTAAACAAGACCGTAACTGAGGATCAGTTCTTCAATGCGGTTGTTACCCCTGACACGTCTTTTTAAGCGGCCCTTTAGTGGGGTCCGCCATTGTGGGGGAGGCTACACTGGAGGGCTAATACGGGCGAAAGGCCGCTGCTTTTTGGCGGCGGCCTAATTTATTACAAAGAAAAGGAAAAAGGAAATGAAAACAATTGAATTGAATGTATATGACAGCACCGGGGCGATCGTTAAGACGTCCGAAGCGAATATTATTGATGTCGAGTTCGGAACCATCCGAAGCATTATGAAACTCTTGAAGGTCGAGAGCATTGACGACTTCGGGGAACTGCTGGGGACCGTGTACGAGGCATGGGATCAGCTAGTAGATGTTCTGGGGCAGATTTTCCCGGACATGACCTATGATGACTGGAATCATGTAAAAATCCGGGAACTGATCCCGGCGGTGGTCGAAATCCTGCGGTATTCCTTCGCCGAAATTATGAAGGTCCCGAAGGAAAAAAACGTGTAGAGGGGGAGGACGACTCCCCCATACATGAGGTTCTTTTTTCGATCGAGTATCTGATATGCAAGGAGTTCCCGGGGCTGAGTCCGTTTGAAGTGGATTCCATGGCCTATGCAAAAGTAATCGGGCTTTTTGCAGACCTCCGGGCGTTGCAGATACGGCAGAAAAAAGACGAAGACGAGCCGCAGGTTATACGACGGCCTGCGGGTGATGATTGGTTTTAAGGGAGGGCGGAACGGATGCCCAGCAACGAAAGCACAATGAAATTTAAGGCCGACATATCCAACATGAAGGCCGCTATGCAGGAGGCAGGCCGGGCAATACGTCTCGCCAACTCCGAATTCAAAGCGGCTGTCTCGGGTATGGATGCCTGGAATAAATCGAGCGATGGTCTGACGGCAAAACTAAAGCAGTTAGGGACCACGCTTGCGGCGCAGAACAGGCAGCTTGCGGCGCTCGGAAATGAATATAAATACGTGGCAGGGGCGCAGGGGGAAGACTCCAAAGGGGCGCAGGAACTGCTTATAAAAATCAATAACCAAAGGGCCGCCATTGCCAGAACAGAAAAGCAGATAGCTGAATATTCCGAGGAACTGGAAAAGGTCGAGAACGCCGCAGAGGACACCGGGGAAGCGTTAGAGGACGCCGGCAAGGATGCAGAGAAAGCGGCTGACGGCTTCACGGTCATGAAAGGCGTTGTTGCCGACCTCGTTTCTGAGGGTCTGAAAATGGCTGTATCCGCATTGAAGGACTTTGCGAAAGAGTCCTTAGATGCGGGCATGGCTTTTCAGGCATCCATGAGCAATGTCAAGGCCCTTTCGGGGGCGTCCGGTGATCAGCTGGACCGGCTGTCTGCAAAGGCCCGGGAACTTGGGGCAAGCACTAAATTCACAGCGACACAGGTTGCGGACGCTTTCGGGTATATGGCCCTCGCCGGGTGGGATACCGAGCAGATGTTATCAAGCATTGACGGCATTCTGAACCTGGCGGCGTCTTCCGGTATGGATTTGGCGCAGGCCTCCGACATGGTCACGGACTACCTCTCGGCGTTCAGTATGGAGGCATCCGAAGCCGGGAGGATGGCGGACATGCTTGCCTATGCGCAGGCACATTCCAACACCACGGCGACCCAGCTTGGTGAGGCATACGGTAACTCGGCTGCCGGCCTTAATACCGCAGGCCAGTCAATGGAAACCGTCACGGCTATTCTTGAGGCAATGGCGAATCAGGGCCGCAAAGGTTCTGAGGCAGGCACGGCCTTAAATGGTATCATGTCGCAGATAACCCAGAAGATGAAAGACGGCGCAATCCAGATCGGTGAAACCACGGTTGCAGTGCAGGATCAGGAAGGGAACTTTAGAGACCTAATTGATATTCTGGCAGATGTCGAAAGCGCTACGGATGGCATGGGGAATGCGGAAAAGTCGGCGGCATTGTCGGCGGTATTCAATCGCACTTCCCTCGCCGGTCTGAATCAGGTATTGACTGAGGGCGTTGACAAGGTCCGGGGTTATCGTGATGAATTGTATGATGCTACCGGAGCCGCCGAGGATATGGCGGAGACAATGCAGGACAATCTTAAGGGCGATCTAACCACGATGGACAGCGCCCTTGAAGGTCTGGGTATTGCGGCCTTTGCTTATGTAGACGGCCCCTTGCGTGGAGTGGTGCAGGGTGTCACCGGCCTTATCAGTGGAATAACCAAAATCCTTTCCCCGCAGAAATCCGCACTTGAAGATTTCATCTCAGATGTGGCGAAGAGTAACGACACCGTGCAGGGGTTGATTGACAAGTCGCAGGAAATCATGAGCGGGTCCGAATCGGATGCGGCAAAGCTGGAGCATTACCGGGATGTTTTGCTAGACGTGGCGGGAGCAGCTGAGACCAACGAGGTGCAGCGCTTCGAGGTGTCGCAGATCGTTGGGGAGTTGTCGTCAGAGATTCCGGAACTTGCGGCGGCATGGGATGCCGAGACCGGGTCCCTGAATGCCAGCACCGAAGCAATTAACGCATGGCTGGATAGCTACGAATTGAGCCTTAAACGGACGGCATTGATTGAGGCCCAGAAGACCGCATGGGAAGCCCTGACGCAAGCCCAGATAAACAAAGCCAAAGCGGATCAGGCGGTAAAGAGTTCCGAGGAACAGATTGCAGAATCCGGGGCGAAGGAAGTTAGCGTATTGCGTGACGGCCTCGGGGCGGTGCAGGAACACAACGCCGCTATGTATGACCTGACCAAAACAAGGCAGGACGCCTTGAACGTCCAGAAGGAAGCCGACGAGCAGATGCAGACGGCGACCGATGAATACACCAACACCTCCGAAGCGGTGAAGGCCCTTGCGGAGGAGTGGGGCGTCAGCGTGGACGAACTGCGGGCAATGGGCGTCGAGGAGGAAGCGGCGACCGAGGCAACTCAGGAACTTTCCGAAGCCGTGGAGGGGGTGGATGCCGAGACCCTGGAAAAACTGACGGATGCGGCGGAGGATATGCGGCAGGGCATCGAAGACGCCATGGAAGGCGCCGTTTCTGCATTTGATGAATTTAATGCCGGGTCAGAGATCACGGCGGAGGAAGTCATCAAAAACCTTGACTCTCAGATAGAGGGCCTTTCGGACTGGTCCGCAAACATGGAAAAACTCGGGCAGGAAGCCGGGCAGGGCATGAGTCAGGAGTTGTATGACTACCTTGCGGAGATGGGGCCAGAGTCGGCGAACCTTGTGCAGACCCTCGTTGACTCCCTTGATGCAGAGGACGGGTCCTTCGAAGAGATTTCTTCAAAGTGGGGCGAGGCGCTGAAACTATCGGACAACGCCGATATGATCAGCAGTTACACCACAGCGGCGAAGGAACTTTCCGACGCCATGGGCGGAGCCGGTGAGGAGGTCGGCGGCAAATATGCCGAGGGTGTAGAAAAGACCAAAAGCAAGGCCGGCACCGCAGGAAAAGCTATTGCAGACGAGAGCGTAAAAAAGGCGAAGTCCGATAAAAGCCAGATGAAGGCCGCAGGCTCCGAGGCCGGCACAGAGTTCGCAAACGGTGTCAAGTCAAAGGCGGCGCAGGCACGGGCGGCAGGCCATACCCTCGGAAGCAGTGCAAAGAGCGGAGCGGGGACATCATCCGCCTATCAGGAAGGCGTTGACCTTGCGCAGGGTTATATCAACGGTATTTTGTCGAAGAAAACGGCGGTCAGAAATGCCGGCGTGGAAATCGGTAAAACCGGCGATCAGGGAATCAAGGCCGGGCAGAAGTCCGGGTCACCGTCAAAGCTGACCTTCGTTTCCGGTGTAGAATTTACGCAGGGTTATATCGGTGGTATCGTGTCGCAGAATGGCGCCCTGCAAAAGGGCATAAAGGACATGGTAACGGGAGCCGTAAATCTGCTAAAGTCGGCAACCCTCGCCAATCTGGAAGCAACCGGGGACACGGCTATAGATCAGTTTTCACAGACGTTAGAAAATCGGGTCGATTATGCTATAAACCGGATGACCTACGAAAACGAGGAGAGACTTGCAGACTTTGACAAAACCATAGAGGGCATAGAGGCGGCCCGGGATAAGCAGAGCGCATCTTTGCAGAAGGCATCCAATGCGAAGCAGAAAAAACTCCAAAAGAAGTACGACAAGGAAGACGACAGCGACAAGCGGAAAAAGATCAAGAAACAGATTACCGCCGAAAAGGAATCTGTGAAAAAGCAGATTGCGGCGAATGAAAAAGCATATCAAAAACTGATCGACGCCCAAAAGAAGATGAAGGACCAGTATCAAGAGGCTTCGCAGGAAATGATAAGCGAGTATTCCGATGCGATGAAGGCCTACCAGTCTGCGGCGGAGGACCTTATTGATTCTACCATCAGCGGAGTCACTGATAAATACAATGACCGGTATAACGACCTGATGGACAAGCAGGAAAAGCTTATAGACAAGATGACTTCTGCCGGGGAACTTTTCACGGTGTCCAGTGCCGGCGTCGGCAGGGTGCAAGACCTTAAGGCCCAGACAAAGGCCATCACGGACTACACCGACAAACTGCAGGAAATCAAAAACCGGGTATCTTCGGAGCTATTTGATGAAATCCTGTCTTACGACATGGATGAGGGCACGGCGTTCATGGATCAGCTGCTTGCACTTAACGAAAAGGATTTCGACGCCTATAATGCGGCGTATATGCAGAAACTGAAAACGGCGCAGGATGCGGCGGAAAAGCTATACAAGAGTGACTTTGCAAAGGTGGCGACAGACTACCAGACCGAACTTCAAAAGGCCTTCGCCGGGATTCCGGGACAGCTGGAAAAGATCGGCAAGGATGCCTTTGAAGGTTTTACAAACGGCCTGACCGAAAACACCGATTACATGACGGCGGAGGTCAAGACCTTTATTTCTGCGATGGTCGCCACCTTCAAGAAAGAATTAAAAATTGCTTCGCCTTCAAAGGTGACCTTCGGACTCGGTGCTTTCACCGGGGAAGGGTTCGGTGATGGCCTGCTTTCGATGATCGGATACCTTCGGAAGGTGGCTGGGGAAATTACCGACACGGTAGAGTCTCCGCTGAATGGTCTGCTGTCTGATGTTGGATCAGTACGGGCGGCGGCGAATGTGACCGGGCCGAGCGTGGGTAATACCCAGGTTGTCAACAACTATAATTTATCCCAGACCAACAACAGTCCAAGACCGCTCACGGCTTTGGAAACCTATCAGGCACGGAGGCAGCAGATTGACCTTGTAAAAGCCTTCACGGGGGTGAGATAATGTTTACATTCATAGCCCAAAACAAATACGGGGAGCAGCTGGAGATATCCCACAATACCGCATTTAGTATCGTGAATATCTCCGGTTTTGACCCTCCGGACAGTACGATCAATGCAACCCACTTCGCCGGGGCAGATGGTGCGGTGTATAACAGTAGTTACATGAATCCACGGACTATTACTATTACACTCGCCATAAATGGCCCGGCGGAGGAAAACCGGTTGAAACTGTACCAGTATTTCAAAAGCAAGGAGCCGGTCAGGTTATATTACAAGACCGACACACGGAACGTCTATATTGACGGGTTTGTACAGAGTTTCACGGTGGCGTACTTCGATAAAAAGGAAACGGCACAGATTGTTGTCTATTGTCCCAGACCTCAACTTCTGCAGGCGGGACCGGAGCAGGAGGATGTTGCCGACATGACCGGCCCTCTGTTTGAATTCCCGTTTGCGATCGAGGAGGAGGGCATACCCTTTTCTGAGGCTGTCGAGGAAATGACGCTGACGGTCATCAATTACGGAGATTTAGAGACCGGGGTAAAAATCCGCATTCATGCCAGGGATGCCCTGACTAATCCGAAGATTTACAACGAAAACACCGGCGAACATTTGTTTATAAATTATTCCATGCAGGCCGGGGATGATATCGAGGTAAACACGATACCGGGAGAAAAGGCGGTAACGCTGATCCGGGGCGGCGTGGAGACCGGGATTCTGGGCGCTATGGTGGCGGGTAGTTCCTGGCTTCGGTTGGTGCCGGGCGTGAATTCGATTATTGTTACCGCAGACAGCGGAGCGGCAGAAATGGTCATAACCTTCGATACAATCGCCATGTTTGAGGGGGTATAGGATGGATATTTACGTTTTAGACGGCCCTTCGAGTGTGGTTGGTATCGTGCAGGCATATCAAAGCATAATCTGGAATATGCAGTATTACGGCACCGGGGACTTTCAAATGATCGTCCCCGGAACCGGAGAGAATATCGCACTTTTACAGCCGGGGCGGTATCTGGTAAAGGCGGATGACTTCGGGAACGGAGTCTATAAAAATGTCATGGTGGTACGTGACAGGAAATATAGTTTTGATGTAGAGGCCGGCTGGCTAATGGAAGTGACCGGGCCGGGGCTGAAAAAGATTGTAGGACAGCGGGTTATCTGGGACCAGACGAACCTTTCCGGGAATGTAGAAACCGGCATCAGGCAGGTTATTACGGAGAACATTATTTCTCCCTCTGACACGGCCCGAGCAATGCCGGGGTTCTCCCTGGCTCCGGTGGTCGGGATCACGGACGAATGGGAGGCACAGCTTCGGGGTGAAAACATTGCCGAGTGGTTGGAGACTGTCGGCACAACTTACGGCATCGGCTGGGATGTTTATATTTCCGCCGGCGGCTATGTGTTCGAGTTGTACAAGGGTACGGACCGCACCTATAATTCTGCGGAGCCGGTCATCTTCTCCCCGGAATTTGACAACCTTGCGTCTGCGGAATATACCCAGAAAACGGACGGCGTAATAAATGCTGCGCTGATCGGCGGAGAGGGCGAAGGACTGGATCAGGTCATGGCCCAGGTCGGCACGGCGGAAGGATTTGAACGGGTCGAGGGGTATATTGACGGCGGTTCTGTGTCATCCAATGAGGGAATCATCACGGAGGCCAGATACATCGAACTCCTGAAAGAATACGGAACGGAGCAGATAGCAGACGCCCAGCTGACCGCCGACACCTTCACCGGGGAAATCATCCAAAGCGGAGTCTATAGGTTGAATCGTGATTATTTCCTGGGGGACCGGGTGCAGGTGGCAATAAATCAATTTCGGGCGGCGGTGCGTATCATTGAGATTATTTATGCGGAGGATGAAAGCGGGAGTTCCCTGCTGCCTACCTTCGCAGAATGGGAGGTAGGTTAAATGTTAACATACGGATATTTCAACTCAGTTTCGGGCGATCGGAAATACAACGCCGCACAAATGACGGAATACTTTGACGGCCTCGTAAGTAATGGCGTTTATGAGTCCATTGACGATGCCATGCAGGTCACGGCGCTAACCGGTCTGCAGGTAAACGTAGGAGCAGGCCGGGCAATCATAGACTGCAGATGGCTCCGGAATGACTCAGCCTATACCCTTACCCTTAATGCGGCGAACGGACTTTATCCGAGGTATACGGCGGTCGTTGTCCGTTTGGATAATGACAACAGGCTGATTGAAATTATCACCCGTGACGGCACGGCGGCGTCTGATCCGGTAGAACCTGCGATTGACACCGCAACGGAATTGTGTCTTGCTATGATCCTGGTCCCTGCCGGGGCTACTTCGATTACACAGGCCAATATCACAGACCGCCGGGCAGATAGTACGGTCTGCGGTTGGGTAACGGGACTTATCAAGCAGGTTGACACCTCGACCCTTTGGGCGCAGTGGCAGGCGGCCTATCAGGAATATTATGACCGGATGACCGCCGGCTTTGACGAATGGTTTTCTTCCCTGACCGATCAGCTGAACGTGAATACATATGTGGATAGATACAGCGGGACTGTGTATCTTGACGGGGAGACTCCGAATGTGGCCTTGACGGATGTTCTCAGCAATTACACCTACGATGCGGAGGACGTCGTAAACGTATATTTGAACGGCCTTATGGCGGTAGAAGGTTTAGACTATCTGCGGACCGGAACGGCGACAGACCCGCATATTGCCTTTACTGTCGGGGAGGCAGGAACCGAGGTAACAATAGAAGTCCTTAAAAGCAAGATCGGATTCGAACCTTAAATAGCCTTTTCCCTTTTCTTTGATGCCCTGCCGGGTTTTCCCGGTGGGGTATTTTTTTATAAAAACTTTCCAAAAAACAGTTGACAATATACTGCTATAGTGGTATAATAAAGACAGTTAAAGAGGGGGCCACAAAAGCCGAGTACAGTAACCCCGGAGGGGTTGCCGAGAAAAGCCAGATAGCACCCGAGAAGGAGGAAAGGATATGACAAACAAGGAATTTGAAGAAATGATGAAAAGAAACATGATCGGGGCCTACATCAAAGTGATGGGTAAGGAAAAATGGGAATCGTTCACCAACGAAGAAAAAGACGCCCTGCTCCACATCATGGTAAAGGGATTCGTAAAACCGATGATTGAAGCTTTATAAAGGAGGTAGACAAAATGAAACAGTACAGAGGTTATTACATCGACCACATTTACTTCAACAGCAAAAATGAAATTGATGCTTTCATCAGAGAGCGGAGCATCCGGTCTTACAAAAAGTCCGTAGAGATGTTTTGCCGGGAGGCCAGCGTTGAACTCAGCGCAATCATGGCAGATAAGGCAGACATCCTCGTTAGAGAGTGCGGGTTGACCTGGTACGAGATCGAGGCAATCGAGATCGAGGTCATGGAAGCCTGCTAAACCACACCACACCGGGCCGGGCGGTTAATCCCGGCAGAAAGGATAAAAACAATGACGAGAGAAGAATTGATTGAAATGACCGGAAATGATTGTCAGGCTGATTACGCAATGCAGATTATCTTGAAAAATATCAAAAAGCCCCTGGTTGAAATGATGATCCGAACCGAGATCAAGGCGATAGACGCCCAGGTAGAAGACCTCATGAAGGCCGGCATCATCTACAAGGCAAACGGGACTTTGAAAGTCGATTGGATGGCGCCTGATAGAGTTTTCGGGGATGAGCCGGGGGCGTTCTTTAGGGCGACCGAGGAACAGAAAAAGACGGCTCAAGATATCGAGGCCAAATGTTACGAGGCCGACGGCCTCCTCTACAGACGGAACCGGACAAATTCACTCATAGCTTTGAGATAAAACAACAAACCGAGCCCGGGCGGTTTTCCCGGGCAGGAAGGAATAGAGAAATGCACAGAATCTTCAAACTGACGGACAAAGCAATTGAAAGCTGCATGGAATGGGATGACGCAATCAAGGCCGGCGAAATCGAAACGGTGGAGGAGTTCGAAACCATCGAGGAAACAATACAGGCTTTCGAGGATGGCGGTTACGATCCGGATTTATACGGAGACGAGTAAAGGAGGGGAAAACATGAGAATGCAGTTTGAATCTGGCAACGGTGTCAATATTCTTTGGGGTGAGGATGCAGAAAAGAAGATCGTTGCGGAAATCGACATTATCCCCGGTTGCTCTGAGGACTTCGGTTATATGACCATGAAGAAAGCAATCATTGAGAGATACCCGGAAGAAACCTTTGATTTCTGGTACGACGGGCAGGAGGAATTTCTGGCGGCTGATGCGTGGGCTCCCAGAGAAGTTAGAGTAGAGGAGATATAAAATGCTTACATGGATTATTGTCGGCCCTGGGCTTCCGGATATCAAGGTACGGGCGAGGACGTTTGACGAGGCATTGACAAAGGCACGTTTCAGGAATCCCGCCTACTGCGGCGGCTATGTGATGGAGGATTAAAACATGAGGGAAGACTTCGGATATCATGAACGGCACGAGCTGCCGAGCCGGTACTGGGAACCGGAACCGGACGAGGAGGACTTGGAGCGAATGGAAAGAGAATACACAGACGACGGCGACAGCGAGCCGCTCCCGTTTGAATAGGAGGTATAAGATGCCGGTAAAGAGAAGACCGCCGAGGAATGAGGCGAAAACGAAGTTGAAGGCCGTGCGGGTGGCCCGGGGGATGACCCAGGGCGAGGTTGCGGATCAGGCGGGGCTTTCGCTCCGCACCCTGCAGGCCCTGGAGCGGGGCGGGCGGAATATAGACCTTACCGAGGTCGGCACGGTCCTCCGGTTGTGTTTTGTCCTCGGCTGCAGGGTGGCGGATATCCTAGAGGACGAGGATTTGGTAGAAATCGCCGGGAGGGTGTGACAGAGGGTGTGACACTTTGGCGTATAAAATCGTATAAAATTGTACTTCTGACCCCTTTCCAGTTTCGCACCGGGAAGGGGTTAAAAATTAGAAAAACCCGTGATTCTGTAGAAAAATCAGTGATTTTCTATACAGAAATCCGGGTTTTTAATCTTTCCAAAAGCGTGAGAGATGGGGGATTCGAACCCCCGACAACTTGATTAAAAGGTAAGTACAAAACCTAGGTTTTTAGCGGGTTTTCGCAAGGGGTGTGACAAGGGGTGTGACACCTATCAACCCGGCGGCCTCGGTTGCCGAGTCAATATCAACGTGGGTATATATGTTTGCGGTTATCCGGATATCTGCATGACCCATTAACTTTTGCGCCACCCTGACATCAACGCCGGCCTTTTGGAGGTCGGTACAGTAGGTATGTCTGAGGCAGTACGGCACGAAGTCCTCCGCCAGAGGATACGGCGGAAGAAGGTGGTTGCGGAAGGTCTTGCATCCCATTGATAGATTCATTTCCCGTTTTAGGCGTTCCGACATTCTGATATAACAGGATTTATCAATGGGCTTCCCGCTGGCGTTGGTTGCGATCCGGGACAGCTTCGGGACGGAAAGAAGTCTTTCCTTCAGCTGATCCGGGACGGGAACGTATCTGTCCGAGTTGGCGGTTTTGGTTCCTCTGATGTGCAGCATTGTATACCCGTTTACGACTTCGACATCTTTTCCGATGCACCCGGCGGCTTCCTTCGGTCGGCACCCGCAAAAGAGCATCAACTCAAAGAGGATGAAACGGTGGTCACTTTCGCAGACCTTCAAAAAGTGTTTCCTTTCAAAGGCGGTAATTGCCCGCCGGTGTCCGGTGGTCCCTGCCGGCGGTGCCAGATGTTCCGCTGGGTTTTCGAGGATCAGTTTATTCTCGACGGCCCGGGCGAACACGAACTTGATTTCCTGCGACAGCTTTTTGATGTGTGAGGAGCTGGCCCCGGCCTGATCGTTCATGATGGCCTGCAGCTGTATAGGTTTGACCTGCTTTAATTGCAGACTGCCGACCGCCGGGAGCAGGTGTTTGTTGAGCCGGTAAAGGGTCTGTTGTTTGGAGTCCTCGCTCGCCCTGGGCTTGTATGTCTTGATGCAGATAGGGACCCATTGCGAAACTGTCATAGACCCGGATACTATGACCCGGCCTTCTTCTATATCCCTTCTTTTCATTGCGATCTTGGCGCCGAGTTCTTCCGGGGTATCGGCCCGGATGTAGTACCTTTTCCCGTCAATGGTTATCTTTTTTCCGTACTTGTATTTCTTCATGTCTTACCTCCTTTCACTATGCGGAACCTGTTTCTATGTTGTCGGAAAAGCCCAGAATTTCACGGATGATTTCCTGCCTTGCTCGGTCGCACCTGCGGAAGGCCGTTATAAGCGCTATTTCTTCCGGTGTTATTTCTGCCGGCATTCTCTGCGGGGCGGGTTCCATGAGGTCCGTTCTTGTGCAATTGAAAAACTTGCAAATCCTGTCAATTTTGTCCATGCGTGGGATTTTCTGACCTTTGCACCAGAAAGAAACGGTTGCTTGTGAAACGCCCAGAAAGACGGCAAGGTCTGATTGTGTCTTATCTCGCTCTGCGAGGTACCGGCGAATATTCGACGCAATGATCTGGTTTATATCTGCCATAAAATCACCCCTTTTTCTTTTATTATAATATATGCCGGGGCGGTCGGCAATATTAGAAAGTAAAATTTTATAACTATTTATTGTTGACTTTTACTAAAAGTTATAGTATAATTTACTTAAAGTTAAATCAGCCACAAGGAGGAGTAAATAATGACATTCAAAGCTATTGTAAAATTCATGGTAGGAAAGGAAGCAACGGAAGCTATTGAAAACCTGCTGAAAGAAAACGGTATCGAGTACAAGTTCGCATTAACCGAAGGCGTGGAGTTTGAAAAAGAGGATAACATTCATTTCCTTTGGACGGTGGGCGTAAAAATTCACTTCGAGAGACATTCCTGCACCTACAAGATCGGCGGTACTGTAGACGATCTGCTTGGCATTTGTGTTAGCTGTGTATGGAAGAATGATGAGCTTGTGTGGTTGTTCAACCCGGAAAGCCGCAAGGCAATGGGGTTTGAAAGGTTTGCGGCGTAGGGGTAACGGTTTTCGCCCGGGTTCGATTCCCGGGGCCTGATTTCATCATAGAAAAGGAAGGAGGTGAAAGTTGTTGAAAATCACCATGAAGGCGGCCCGGGTCAATGCTGGGTTAACGCTTGACCAGGCAGCAAAAAAAATCGGTGTCACAAAGATGACATTGATCAACTGGGAGAAGGGGCGGACGGCCCCGAAGCCTGCGGACTTTGAATATCTGTGTAAGATATATCAGATGCCGAGGGACTATATTTTTTTGCCCGGCGACTTAACTTAAAGTTAATTCTGTAAAGAAAGGAGTAAAGAATTTGAGGACACCAAAAGAAGAGCGGGAGATTTCCGCCGGCGGTTATACCTATAACCCGGACGGGACCCGGGCCGAACGAATGCAGGTCTTTACCTCGGATTATAGCTACATGGCGAAGCTTGATAGATATTGCGAGGAAAACCCGGAAGAATGGAAGATCGAGGCCGTCAACAGTATCGGGTATGACATCATATCGAAGGTTTACAGCTGCCCGACGTCGTGTCTGTCTTTCCGAAAAAAGACCGTGAAAGGCCGGGAAATGACCGAGGAGGAGAAAGCCCGCAGAGTTGAGATAATGCAGGCCGCCAGAAATGCCCGTTCGGAGTGATTTTCGCCGTATGTGTATTAGAAAACGGAGGGTAATAGGTCGAGGACGTGTATATTATCGTCTGCGGATGTAATAGCCCCGAAATACGGGCGTACTACAACGGAGGGAAGCAAGATGACAAAAGCGGAAATATCAAAGGCGTTGCGGGTGTCCGCCGGCAGTCAGGCATTTATAACCGCAACACAACTCGCCCGGGTTCTGGGACAGAAGAACTCATACCGGGTGAAGAAAAAATACCTTGAAGGTTTGGAGCATGTAAACGGATTGTATTTCATCCCGGAGGTGTCCGGGCGGATCATGGAGGAAATAAAATGCGGGAACTTGAAGTGATTGCAACAATGATTCTTTTCGGTTTTCTGTGGTCGGTGATCCCGTGGGAACCCCTCACAGGGTTTGAGACATTCGTTGCGGCGGTGTCGGTCCTGACACTTAGCGCCGCAGTCGTGGAGGCGGTGAAAGGATGATATCATTTTACGACGAAATGAAAGAAAAGATGGAAAGCGCAGCGGAAGATTTTCGTGATCAGATTTATGAGGAGTTGGCAATAATCCGGAACCGGTGCCGGCTGGATCAGTACAGCAAACGGGACCTGGAGGAGGAGATAGACAACCTGTTACGGAGGATTTACTAATGATTTTTGGTCGGTCGCCTGAATGGTACGAATACGGCGAGGATGTACCCGAAAAGCCGCTGCCGGTGTGCGAGCGGTGCGGGGAGACGATACAGGAGGAAGACTACTGGGAGATAGAGAACCATGACTATTGCGACCGGTGCGCAAAAATCCTATTTCTCAGGTCGGCATATTAAAACCCCCGGCACAAGGTCGAGGGCTGGAAAGGAAAGCCGTGCATGATGAGAACACGGCTATATGACTATAGCATACATAAATGGAGGATACAACATGGAATTTTATGACAAGATGCTGGCGGTACAGACGGAACTCAAAGCACCGAAGGACAAGTATAACAGCTTTGGTAAATACTCGTACCGGTCCGCCGAGGGGATTCTGGAAGCGGTGAAACCCCTGCTCAGTAAATACGGCCTGCTGATGGTTTTGCAGGATGAAATTGTAGAAATCGGCGGTCGGGTGTTCTGCAAGGCGATGGCAAAGATTACGGATGCCGAAGTTGAGACGATTCCGAACAGCCTGCAGACTCAGGCCTTCGCAGAAATCCCGACAGAGAAAAAAGGCATGGACCCGTCACAGATCACCGGCACGGCTTCGAGTTACGCCCGGAAATATGCCTTGAATGGCCTATTCCTGATTGATGATAACAAGGACGCCGACACGGACGAATACACCGCCGTTCAGAAAATCAGTAAGGTGAAGGCAAAGGCCCTCGAAACCCGGTTGAATGACTGCGGTGTAAACGTGGAAAAACTGCTTGCTAGCTACGGGGTGAAGAACCTGGCGGACCTGACCGAAGAGCAGCACTTTGACATCACGGCAAAACTTCGTAAGCACGAGGAGAAGAAAGCATGAAAGGACGCTTCCACGGTCTGAGCCGGGACATTGACGGCGGTCTGATTGTGTCCTTCCGGGTGTACGAGGAGAAAAAGGCGCTGGAAGAGGTCGAGCGGATCAGGGAGGAAAAGACCTTAACCCTGACCGCAAAGAAGATCGTAAAAAAGCGGAGCCTGTCGGCAAATGCCTACTATTGGACACTATGCAGTAAGTTGGCGGGGGTTCTGAATATCAGCGTTGACAGATGCCATAATATCATGCTTCGGAGGTACGGAACCCCGCAGACGATAGACGGCGAGACGGTTTGCGTATTTGTACCAGACACCGAAAAGGCCTTCAATGCGGCGCTGGAGGCGGAGACCTACCACCTAAAACCGACCTCCGCCGTAAAGGTTTTCAAAGATGGGGAGCCACGGCGCATGTACAGACTCTTGAAGGGTTCCCACGAATACAACACAGAGGAAATGACAAAGTTAATAAATGGCCTTGTGGACGAGTGCAAGGCGGTTGGTATCGAGACCCTGACACCCAGAGAAATTGCGGACATGATGAAGGAGGTGAAAAGGCGTGAAAAGCATCATTCCACAGAATGAGGGCGAGTGCTACATCTGCGGCATAAGAAGGTGTCTTGAAACGCATCACTGCATACACGGCACCGGCAGGAGGAGACTTGCAGACGAGGACGGGCTGACCGTTTCCCTTTGTGCGGTATGCCACCGGGCCTTGCATGATCACGGATATCATGACCGGGACCTGCAGCAGGTGGCGCAGAAAAGCTGGGAACGGGTATTTGGAACGAGGGAGGATTTTATAAAAAGATATGGGCGGAGCTATGTCTAGGAACAAGGGGCGGGTCGGTGAAACTGAGTTGGTCCACGTTTTGGAGTCATACGGCTATCAAGTGCGGAGGGGTGCGGCGTTCCTGCGGGAGCCTGACCTGTTAGGCATTCCGGGCCTGCATATCGAATGTAAAAGGGTTGAGCGGTTGAACCTGGAAGCGGCTATGGATCAATCAAAACGGGATGCAAAGCCGGGAGAGGTTCCGGTAGTCATGCACCGAAAGAACCGGCGCCCGTGGGTAGTCACCCTCTCCCTTGACGATTTCATGAGATTGTGGGGGCGGGCAAATGGAGCGTGATTCTTTTGTATTCTACAAGTCTTTTCACACGGCCTTGAAGGGGTTGCCTGCGGAGGATTACAAACGGACTCTTACGGCGGTTTGCGAATATGCCTGCGAAGGAGTAGAGCCAGACCTTGACGGCGTTCCTTTTATGGCCTTCGAACTGATCCGCCCGCAGATTGACGCAAACAATAAACGGTATACGGACGGAAAGAAAGGCGGTAGACCTAAAAAAACCAGTGGTTATGAAAACAAAAAACCAGTGGTTATTGAAAATGAAAACCAAAGGATATCCAAAGAAAAACCTAATGTAAATGTAAATGATAATGTAAATGTAAATGATAATGATAAAGGTAGTATAGGGGCAAAAACGAAACGTTTTCGCCCTCCCACCGTGCAGGAAGTGGAAGACTATGCACGGGAAAAAGGATACTCGGTAGACGCTGAACGCTTTGTAGATTTCTACGAATCGAAAGGCTGGGTTGTAGGACGGGCAAAGATGAAAGACTGGAAAGCCGCAGTCCGGAACTGGTCACGGGACAAGAAACCGGCGAAACAAGGGAAGTTGGTCAATTATGATCAGCGGCAGATAGACTATGATTCATTGTTAGGAATTGGAGGTTAAAGAATGACACTATACGAAATCGAAGAACAGATACAGCAGGCATTAGATGCGGCGGTAGATGCGGATACCGGGGAGATTTACCCGGAGGCATACGGAGCGGTAGAGGCCCTGGAGATGATCCGGGCGGAGAAAATCGAAGCTACTGCGTGTTACATCAAAAACCGGTCTGCGAATGCGGCAGCCATCGCAAACGAGATCAAGAGCCTGCAGGCCCGGAAACGTGCCGAGGAAAAACGGGCGGAAGGTGCGAGGGATTATTTAATGTGTTTCCTCAATGGTCAGAAGTTCAATAGCCCTCGGGCGTCGATTACCTACCGGACATCCCAAAGTGTAGAGGTAGACGATATCAAAAAGATTCCTGACGAGCATCTGAGATACAAAGACCCGGAACCGGATAAAACGGCATTGAAGAAGGCCATCAAAGACGGGGTAGATATTCCCGGAGTACATTTGACGAACAAGGTAAACATGCAGATTAAATAGAGGAGGATCACGATGAACAAGGTTATACAGATGGGACGGCTGACACGAGACCCGGAAATCCGGGTGACTGCCGGCGAAAATCAAATGACGGTCGCACGGTTTTCAATCGCAGTAGACAGACGATTTGACCGGAGCAAAGCGGACTTTTTCGACTGGACCGCATTCGGGAAGCTGGCGGAGTTCGTGGAAAAGTACATGACCAAAGGCACAAAGGTTTTAGTTGCCGGGCGTGTGGAGAATAACAACTATACGAAGCAGGACGGTACGAAGGTCTATGGCTTCCAGTTCACGGCGGAAGAGATCGAGTTTGCCGAGAGTAAGAAGGCCCAGCAGGGCGGGCAGGATCAGCAGGCCGGGCAGGAGGCGCCGGCACCGGCTCCCGGTTCGGGGTGGATGTCAGTGCCTGATAATGTGGACGATGAGGACTTGCCTTGGGCGTGAGGTGTCGGACATGGGAAAACGGAAGGTTAAAAACTGGCGGCCCAAAAAACCGGAACGGAAAGCGCCTGGCATTGATTACGCCTTGACTATGGCGAATTACCAGAGGGACCGAGAAAAGGAAATCCGGGAAAACAAAGCGGTGCAGAAAGTCGTGAACGATCTGCAAGAGCAATGGACTGACGGCGTGGTGAATTGGTTTTATGGCCTGCTAGCCCTGGCCCTCCATGACGAGGGCTGGGGAGCAAAAAGAATCCTGCGGGTTGTCGAACGAATCCGGGATTACCACAAGGAATACAATGATCCGGACTTCGGAGACTTTGACCTGTGGCAGGTGGTGCAGGATGAGGTAGGACTTGAACTCGTACCGGGAGACCTTCGGATGCAGAAATGGGAGGAGCGGAAACATGAGCAAGCAAGAGGTAACTGACCGGCTCCGTGGTCTGGGGTTTGATGCGGAATTGGTCGAGGGCGTGGTGATCATCTGGACAGACAAGCCCCTGCACAAGGGGCAGAAAACGAGGATCAGAAACGAACTGCGATCCATGGGATACCGTGGCTCGTGGGGGTGGAAAGTCAAAAAGGAGGAGGTTGCTTGAATGACGATATTTGCCTTCTTTGGCGGTGTGGTGGTTGGTTCTTTCTTTGGGATTTTTACAAGCTGCCTGATCATGGCAGGGAGGGCGACGATGGGAAAGTGTATTGATTGCGAGTATTACCGGCCTTTTAATGGCGTGTATGAATGCTGGAACCGTGACAGCGATATGATGTATAAGCCCACGCTTCCGGATGACGGCTGCGGGGAGTTCGAGGAAAAGGAGCGAGACAATGAAAACGATAAAAGCCGATAAGGTAAAGAAGCTGGCGCCCGGCACAGACGTCTATCTTGTAAATGATGCCGGGGAACGTGGGCGGCTATGGGTTGTTAAGTCCGGACGCAAGAAATATCTGCGGGGCGCACTTGGTCAGATGCACGAGATAGCAGATCGTCCGGGGTGGCACTATGAAACAGATTGACGGGCAACTATCACTCTTTGATATACCGGCGTTCCTGGGGACTCCTGACATAAACGACATACCGGAGGCGGAGGCCGTGCGGATCGTCGGGGAAAGAATCGGTCAGGTGTTTGCATGGAATGCCCGCATGGAGCAATGGGAAAGCAAACGGGGAAGGTTGAAACTTTCTTTGAAATATGGGCGTTTCGTTCCTGGAATAAATGAAGGCCGGTTGTTCCTCGGTGCTGGGTGGAGTACGAAGAATGCAGGAGGCGGCGCTCCCCTAGATGGGATAGAGCAGGCCGTGAAATGGTTTGAAAAAAGATTGGAGGCGGTTTGAATGAGCCTGATTGATTTGTACATCAAAGACCGGCAGACCGGGGATATTCACAGAATAGGGGATGACCGACACGACATGATACACATTGACAAAGGGCAGCTGCATTACAGGAATTTACAAAACGGTGACGGGTGCGTGTTGACTGATCATGGTTGCGTTGGCGGGTATGAGTTCGTAGACAATACAGACGATGAAGGTTTTAACGCTGATCCCAGGGAGGAGGCGGAGGATGATTGACAAGGACAAAATAGAAAACGCCATACGCCACATTGAAACGGCGGCAGATGTTGACCCCTGGGCGATGGAGATAGCGGTGGAGGCAATGAAAAGGATGATGCCGAAGAAGCCGATGGTAAGCATTGACACATACAATGAAAATTTGTTGCACTTGTACTGCCCGACATGCGGGATAAATGTTGGGATGTATAACAAGCGTCTGAAGCATGGTGATATGCACAACGACACAAATCGAGTGATATGTGGCCAATGTGGTCAGGTGCTTGATCTGGAGGTGGAACATGACTAGAACGGAAGGATGTATGAAAACTCTTGATAAAGCAACGAGTGCCTTTAATCTTCCGGCGGAAGAAAGAATGTTTATTGTCCTGGCAGATATTGCTGTATCCCTTGCGGAGATTGTAGACCTGCTGAAAGATGAAAGCTCTATGAAGAAGGTAAAGGCGCCGGTTATGCCGGCACCAAAGATACGAGAATAGGAGGTGGAGGGATGGACGAAAAGGAACTGCAAAGGATAAGCCAGCAGGCGGCCCGGGTCGGTGTGGATGCAGGGACGACGGCGGAAGCGTTTAGACGGGTTGCTGAAATGTCGGCGGAAGATACTATAAGAGAGGAGTCAGGTGATCAGATGATAAAGCAGCCTACTATTCCACCAATGCCGCAAGTCGAAAGGAACTCGCCAAAAAATGGCGAGTTAATATACAGACAGGCGGCAACTCAAACGGCACTTGAATTTATAGTTGAGTATTTGGGTGGAGCATTTGATGAGGATCTTCATATGATGTGGGTAGTATGGCTCTATGCGAAGCAATTTTATTTACAAGCAGGATGCTATTGAGGCGGTCGAAAGGAACGGTAGAAAAATACCTACCTTCATGATCCGGACAAGGGAAGCGGTCGAGGCATTGCCAGAGGTGGACGAGGTAGAAGTGCTTTCTGAAATCCGCAGCCGGTATAATTGCTTCGACCCTTGCGAAAGACCGGTATATCATGCGCTGTCCGAGTGCATCCGGGCAATAAAAGAAAGGCGGGAATAATGAGCGCAGGAATGAAAGCGTACATAGGTTCTGATCGCAATTGGGATGAAGGCACTGAAATGGTAGTTTTCGCAGAAACGGCAGGAAAAGCAAAATCATATATTGCGAAAACGGACACATTTTGTGAGTACGGATACACGGGGATCAGGGTAAACCGTTGTCCGATGCTTGACAGGTTTTATGAGGGGAAACCAGAAATGGATTGGTGTAATCCAAAACATCGAGTAGCAATGGTTCGATACGCAAATTTTGAATGTAGTTGCGAGGTATGGCATCCAGAATGCGAACGTGAAGAATGCCCTGCACAGCGTTGGTGCGGACGGTATGAACGTATGCATGATGACGATGATTGGTTAGCAGACGTTGAATAGAAGGGAGGCGCCCAGAATGAGGAGCGTTAAATGTTCGGACTGTGACGAGTACCGGAATGAATGGTGCGAAAAGGTCATAGATAGTCCGCATCCTGATATGATCCGGGATTGCCAATACTGGCACGAGCGGAAAGGCGGGAGCAGGATGGCTGACATAAAGTTAAAACCATGTCCGTTCTGCGGTGGAACGGTAAGCATCCAATTGATCGATCCACGCCTTTATAGACCGATTATGAATCATCCGTTTGCCGTTGTATGTTATGCGTGTGATTTATTATTTGGATACGATGAGGATTATGGTGGACGATTTGACAGCGAAGCTGATGCAATTGAAGCATGGAACAGGAGGGCAGAAAGGCGTGATGACCCAGAAGAGCAGGCCCGGGTGTATTGGTGCGAAAATGAAAGGTATGAAATACCGGAAAGGCGGGAGAATGAGCGTTGAAAACGGGAAGGTGTGTTGCAACTGCCGACACTGCATCCGGGAAGAGGATGAAACGCACCACATCCATTGTCGATGCGAAGTAGAAAACCGATATCTCAGCTACATGACTGTGA